GCCGACACGGTTTGACATTGCCCAGAACCTGGAAGCGGAGCTGCGAACCACCATCCGGCAAATCCTGTTTGACAATCCCTTGCCGCCGGAAGTGCAGGTAGGATTGACGGCAACGGAAGTGATTGAACGGGTGCGCCAATTCCAGGCTGACACCGGCGCCTTTGGCCGGCTGGAAGTGGATGCGGTGCGGCCCATTGTCACGCGCTGCCTGGATATTCTGGAAGAAGCAGGCGAATTTGCCGCGCCCAATCTGCAAGGCGCATCGGCCGCGCTGCGCCAGAACCTGATCCGCATTGTAGCGACCAGCCCGCTTTCCGCCGCGCAGGAACGCGCTGATGTTCAGGCCGTGATGCAGGTAGCCATGGGGATGGCCAGCCTTGGTGAACTGGGCAGCGCCATGGTGCAAGCCGCGCTTGATCCGGCCAAGGCAGGCCGCTTCATCGCCAAACGTTCCGGCATTCCGGCAGACCTGATCCCGGACGCGCAGGAACTTGAGCAAGGCAATGCCGAAGCCAGCCAGCAAGCAGCGATGATGCAGCTGATGCAAACGCCAGCCGCCGCGCAGGTGGCCGGCCAAATGGCCAAAGCGGCCACCACCCCACCACCCCAACCGGAGCCAATGTAATGAGTGACAGTTTTTTTTTCCGAACCCAAGACGCCGCGCCCATCGGCGCAGATTTCCTTGACGCCAGCATCCAAGCCCGCGCCGCAGCACAAGCCCAAGCGCGCCGCGTTCAAGACCCGGAAGCGCAGGAAAAGGCAAACCGCATCATAGCCGCGCTGGCACACCCCAGCCAAATTCTCGCGCTCGGCCTAGTGCTGGAAGGGGAAACCCCAGAAAGCTACCGGCCCGGCATGGACTTTGCCCATACCGCCTACCTGGAAGGCCGCAAGGCTGCCTTGCGCGACCTGGTCCATTTCCTCACCCACGCACCGGGAAAGGCCGCTTGATATGTCAGGCACCACCAGCGAACCGCCCGCGCCTAGCGCCGCCACACCAGCGCCAGCCTCTGCCGCCGCACCGCCAGCAGCCGCCCCAGCCACGCCAAGCGCGGCTGACATAGATCTGTTTGCCGATGTGCAGGCAGACCCCGCGCCAGTCAGCACCGCGACCCCGCCGCCGCCGCCCGCGCCAGGCGCACGGCCTGAATGGGTGCCTGAGCAGTTTTGGGACCCCGCCGCCAATCAGCCGCGCATTGAAGCCATGGCTAAAAGCTGGACTGATTTGCGCCGCAAGGTTAGCCAAGGCACCGGCGCCGCGCCCGAAAATGCGGACGCTTACGCCTTTCCGAAAATCGAAGGCCTGACCGAAGAACTGATCAAGGCAGATGATCCGCTTTGGAAGCAAGTGCGGGAAAGCGCGCATAAGGCAGGCGTCAGCCAGGCGCAGCTTGAAGCGATTATCAGCCCATACATTCAAGACGCGCTGGAACGCGGCAAACAGGCGCCCGCCGCCAACCCGGAAGCAGACCAGGCCGCGCGGGCAGAAGCCATTGCCGCCGAAAAAGCCAAGCTCGGCCCCAATGCCGATTTGGTTGTGAAGGATATCAAGGGCTGGATTTTGGGCCTGAAAAGCCGCGGCAGCCTGACGGAAGGCGAAGCGGGGGCGCTGCTGCAATCCGGCAATGCCGATGGCATTCGCGCCTTGATGAAACTGCGGACCCTGGCAGGGGAAAAGCCGATCCCGCTGGATAGCCTGGCAGGCGGGGACATGACCGTGGAAGACGCCCGCGCACTAATGGTGCAGGGCATTTCCGAGAAGAATGCGGGAAATCCAAGCGGGGACGAAAAAATCAAGCGCGCCCGCGCCGGACTGGAAAGCCTGGACCGGCGCGGCCTGCTGCAAAATGTAGGATAAATACCCCTTGCGCCGGCGCGGTGCCATATGTCTATCTGATGCCGTGTGTTCATGATGCTTTTCCTCCCAACCTTGCCCGGCGGGCCTACCACCCGCCGGGCGCCCTTTGGCAGAAAAACAGCATGAATTGACCGTGACGGGGGCGACGGCACAGCCCCAAGCGTAGGACCCGACGACCCCGGGCTTATCCGCAAGGACCCCGCCGGCGCGGCTCTATCCGAAGCGAGCAGGAAAGCTTACTTCTGAAGGAGCATTGCGATGGCCCAGGGCCTTTCCGCAGTAGCGCAAATTGAATTCGACGCAGCCGTTAAGGCTGCTTATCAATCCGCCGGGGCGCTGCGCCCGCATGTGCGGGTCAAAAACAACGTCACTGGTAGCACCACCCGTTTCCGCCGCTATGCGCGCGGCCAGGCGCAGCCGCGCTTGGCGGGCCAAGACGTAAACGTGATGAATACGCAGTATGCGGAAACAACTGCCACGTTGACCGATTGGATCGCCGCCGAATACACGGACAAGCTGGACCAGCTTTTGGTGAACTTCGAAGAACGCAGCATCCTTGCTGCGAATATCGGTTCAGCCATTGGCCGCCGCTTGGATCAGATGATCATTGCCGCGCTGGACGCGGCCAATGGCTCGGCCAATATTCCGCTGAATGCCACCGGCTTGACGGATGCCAAAATGCGCCGCGCCATGTCCATCATGGATGCGCGCGCGGTGCCAATGGGCCAGCGCAAAATGGTGATCAGCGCGCGCGGCAAAGAAGACCTGATCGCGGAGCAGCGCTTCACCAGCCGTGATTTTGTCGAGCAGGCCGTGGTGCAAACGGGCAATCTGCCGCGCTTGTATGGCTTTGATTTCATCATGATTGATGATCGGGATGAAGGTGGCTTGCCGCTGGCATCCACCACGCGCACCTGCTTTGCCTTTGACATGCAGGCGCTGGGCTTGGCCATCGCGCATGATCAGCCGCTTGAGGTGAACTACATTGCGGAAAAGACAAGCTGGCTTTCCGCGCAGCTTGTGAAGGCCGGCGCTGTCGCCATTGACGCGCTCGGCATTGTCGAAATCGCCACGCAGGAGGCCTGATCCATGGCTTTTATTCGCAGAAACCTGGCGCCGCTTGGCGGCAATGTCACGCCGATTTCCCTCGGCAGCGCGGAAACCGTGCCCGGCACGCCGCAGCTTTATTCCTACCGCACGGCAGATGCCGCGACGGTGGTTGATGCTGCTGGCTACTTCAATGAGGTTTGGCAGCTGCTGAAACCTGGGGACGTGATTCTTCGGGTGACCATCAACGCCTCGGGCGTGGTGCAGAATGCTGGCTTTCATGTGGTTATGACCGTGAACGCCGCCACTGGCGCGGTGGACGTGACCTACACGCTGGCACTGACCGTCACCAATACGCGCGTTTAATGCCGTAAACGGGCGGGCCGAAAGGCCCGCCTTTTTCATCGGGGGGACCAATGGCCCAGCAGCAACCAGGCGAACGCGACCTTGCCACGCGGATTGCCACATCAAGCATCACCGCCAGCAGCCAGAACACCGGGGCGGTTGAATTCGAAGGCCCGTTTCTGATTATGGCCACGGGTGGCGTGGGCACGTTCGAATTGCAGTTTTCCGTGGATGGGGGGACAAATTGGTTCAATGCCAATCTGCCCGGCGGGGGCGCAAATAGCTGGACAGCGCCGTTTAATCAGGTGGTGGAAAACACCATAAGTGAGGCAGGCGTTTTGTTCCGCCTGGCCTGCACGGCCTACACAAGCGGGCCAATTGCTGCCCGGCTTTCCGGCGGTGGCCGCCCATGAGTTTCTTCGGAAAGCTGGCGCCCAGCGCGCTGTTCAATTTGCTGAATACGACCACGCTGATTGAAATTGGCAATCAGGCGCAGGCGGCGCTTAAGGTGGGGTTTTCTTCCATTCTGTCGCGGGTGAATTGGATTGAAATTGGCACAAGCAATGCTTCGGATACACCAAGCATCATTGCCAATGGGCCTGGCGCCAACGTGCAGATGATTATTGCCACCAAAGGAACTTCAACTGGAAATCTTCGTGGTGGCGCAACCACGGTATTAACTTGGGACAGTACCAACGTTGCCGTGACACGCCCGCTGCGTTTGGCATCCTACACCGTTGCCACCGTGCCCGCCGCGGCGACCCACCCAGCCGGCATCATTTATGTTTCAGACGGCACCGCCAATAAACGCCTTGCCGTATCCGATGGCACAAACTGGCGCTGGCCAGATGGCGCAATTGTCAGCTGAGATAGGAACCAATCATGACCATCACTGTTGAAACGCAGCCCTATGAAATCCTGATCCGCTTTGCGCCAGATGGCAGCATTGCGGGCGCACATTGGAAAACGCTGCGCGTGGTGCAGATGGGCAATGAAACCCTCAGCGCGCAGGAAAACATCGCGCCCCTGGAACTGCCGCAGCCGCTTGAAGCGGACCTGGTGGCGCTGATGGCAACACTGGCGCCGCGCCCAACCTGATGGACCGGGAACAGCTTTTTACGCAGATTGCCGCTGCCACCCTCGCCGCATGGCTTGCTGCCTTCGGCAAGGTGCTGCGCCGCAACGCGGAAGAACGCCGGAAAATTGATTGGCCGGGCGTGGTGCTGGAAACCCCAAGCGCCATTGTCGCCGGCCTGATGGGCGGCGGCCTTGCCATTGCCATCGGCCAAACCCACCCGCTGACAATCGCGGGTGCTGGCGCCATCGCCGGCCATCTTGGTGCGCCGCTGATCACGCAGATTGCCATGACCTTCTGGCGCCGCCTGCTTCCCCAACAGCGAAAGGATTGAACCAATGACCCGTGATATGTGGCTGGGCCTTATCCGCCATGTGCTTACCGCCTTTGGCGGCGTTATGGTGGCGCGCGGCGCCGTGGATACCGGCACGATGGAAATGGCCATTGGCGGCGGCGTGACGCTGGCCGGTGCGGTTTGGTCCATCATTGACAAGCGCAACCGCAAGTGACCGCTTTCCTGGCACCCGAAGCCAGGCTTGATTTGTTCCTGGCAGCCATCATCCGGCCAGTGCTGGCAAGCATGACGATTGCCGAGAAAATCCCGCACACCGAAAACGCGGAACGAATGCTGCTGGCGATTGGCTGGCAGGAAAGCCGTTTCCTGTTTCGAGACCAGGTGGATACCGGCCCCGCCGTGCTCGGCCCCGCCACGGGCTTTTGGCAGTTTGAACGCGCAGGCGGCGTGCGTGGCGTAATGCGCCACCACGCCACGCGCGGCTTTGCGCAGGACCGCGTGATGATGGCCGGGCTGCCCCTGGAAGATCAGGCGATTTGGGCTTCCTTTGCCGAAGCCAAGCATGACCGCTTGGCCGCCGCTTTTGCCCGGCTGCTGCTTTGGACAGACCCGCGCCCCCTGCCCGCCAGTGAAGCGCTGGCGTGGGATTACTATTTGCGGAACTGGAAACCCGGCAAACCCCACGCGCACACATGGCCGGAAGCGTGGCGCCGCGCCAATGACGCCTTGGCAAAGGTGCCGCTGGCATGACCAGCCTTGCCGATATTGACCTAGCCAACCAAGCGCTGCGCTTGCTTGGTGAATATGCCGTGGCCAGCTTTGATGAAGGCACGGACCTTTCCGAAAGCTGCAACCGCATTGTGCCGACCACCTTGCGCGCCTTGCTGGTGGCGCATCCGTGGCGCTTCACCATGCGTAAGCAGCAGCTGGCGCAGGTGGCGGAAACGCCCTTGACCGAATGGGCCTATCAGCACGCCGCACCGCCCGAGAGCATCTTCATCCGGGCCGTGCGCACCAGCCCCGCCGCGCCGCCTGCCGATGAATGGGAAATCTTCCAAAACCGCATCTTGTCCAATTCGCCTATCCTGTATTGTGATTTCCAAGTGGAAATTGACAGCGCCGCTTGGCCGGCCTGGTTCACTCAATTAGCCCGCACCGCCTTGGCCGCAGACCTTGCCGTGGCCGTTGGCGCAGGCACCAGCATTGCCGATTTTTTCCAGCGCCGCGCTTTCGGCAGCCCCATGGAAAATAACGCGGGCGGGCTGATGCGCGTGGCCCGCCACCTGGATAGCCAGCAGGGCACACCGCAAATGCTGCGCAGCGGTATCCTTGTGAATGCGCGCTGGGGCCGCTGATGCGATCCATCAATACCCAGCAAACCAGCTTCACCGCCGGGGAGCTTACGCCCGCCCTGAATGCGCGGAGTGAGGTTGCCCGTTATTATTCCGGCGCAGCGCTAATCCGAAACATGCTGGTCCGGCCGCAAGGCGGGCTGCGCCGCCGGCCAGGCATGCGCTACCTATACAGCCTGGCAGGCGGCACGGATGGGGTGCGCGTGCTGCCCTTCGCTTTCAATGTGGATCAGACCTATTGCATTGCGCTGCGCAGCGGCGCCTTTGACGTGTTCCGGGCCGATGGCACTTATCTGGCCACAGTCACCGGCTGCCCCTGGAATGCCACCCAGGCCGCGCAAATGAACCGCGCGCAATCCGCAGATACCATGCTGCTATTCCACCCGGATATGCAGCCGCAGCAAATCCAGCGTGGCGCCACGGAAACCACCTGGACGCGCAGCGCCATCACCTTCACGAATATTCCCACCTATAATTTTGGCACCGGCGCCGAAGCCGTTATTTCCGTCACGCGCGGCTGGCCTGAATGCGGCACCTTCCATGATGGGCGCCTTTGGCTTGGCGGCCTGAAATCTCGCCCAGCCACCATGCTGGCAAGTAAGATTGGCGACTTCTACAATCTAGATGTTGGCACTGGCCTGGATGATCAGGCCATCAACATCACAATTGACACGGACCAATTAAACGCCGTGCATCAAATGGCGTCAGGCCGCGGCTTGCTGATTTTTACCAGCGGCGCGGAGCATACCATTGAAGCCGTGCCAATCACGCCCAAGACCGTGGAACGCAAGGGGCAAACCCGGCGCGGGATCAAGCGCTATACCACCATGGCCGAGGTGGATGGGGCCACGCTTTTCATTCAGCGCGGCGGGGCTGCGCTGCGCCAGTTTTTATATTCCGATACGGAAGCCGCCTGGCAGTCCAGCTTGGCATCCTTGCTGGCGCCGCACCTGATCAAAAACCCCATTGAAATCACCGCCCGCACCAGCGCCAGCAATGACGATGCAGACCATGTTTTGCTGGTGAATGCTGACGGCACCATGACCGTGATGACCACGCTGCGCAGCCAGGAAGTGGTGGCCTTCACGCGATGGGAAACGCAAGGCGCGATCAAAAGCGCATGCGCATTGCTGTCCGGCCAGGTGTTTTTCGCCGTGCTGCGTGATGGCGAAATTTGGATTGAACAATGGGATGAAGCCTGCCTGACCGATGGGGGCGTGCGGCAGACCACAGGCGGGCCGTTTTCCAGCGTTTCCAGCCTTGGCCACCTGAATGGCCTGACAGCCCAGGTGATTGCCGATGGCGCTTATCTTGGCACCGCCGTTCCAGCCGCCGGCAGCGTGGCCTTGCCGCGCAATGCCAATGCGGCCGAAATCGGCCTGGGCTTTGAAACCCGCGCCAAAACCCTGCCCGTGGAACCCCGCGACCAATCCGGCCCACTGACCGGACGCCGCAGCCGCATCACGGAAATTACCGCGCGCGTGAAGGATAGCGGTATTTTCGAAATTCGCGGCCAGCCCGTAGTGCTGCGCCAGGTGGGGGCCGCACCCGCCGCGCCGCTGGACACGCCGCCGCCCATCTTCACGGGCGACATAAAGCTGCGTGGATTGCTGGGGCATCGCCGCCAGCAAGATATCGAATTGTCCCAAACCATCCCGGCGCCT